AGCGGCTCGGCGTGGTTTGAAATATCACGATCAAGGATTATCAGGTGATGGCATTGTTCCACAGACGGTGGAAGATGCTCGCAAGTTGGCATCAGGTACCTTTACCGTGGAAAAATGGCGCAAGATTGCGCCGTGGATAGCACGTCACATGACAGACTTGGACGCAATTCAAGGCGATGAAATAACAGCAGGTTTTGTGGCTCATTTGCTTTGGGGTAGTGATGGCACAAAAGAGGGCGCAAGACGAGCAATGAACTATGCAGAACAGGTGGTGAACCAATTGGACGCACAAACAAACAATGGTGAAGAACGGCAATTGCCGCCGAGTTACCGTCCTGCCGACAGCGAGGACGTACCAACAGGACGCAATTGTGGCAATTGTGAATACTTCAATGCCGAGATGGGCATGTGTTCCGCTTTCAACGAAACTGTTGATGCCGCTTTTTATTGTGACCGTTGGGAACCAATTGAATCCGATGATGCTGAAATGTCGGACGAAATGGAAGTTGACGAATCAGGAATGATGATGGGCGAAATGGAAATGGATTCACGCATCAATGGTTGGGTGGTAGCCGAAAAAGAAAATCGTTCCATTGCGTACAGCAATTTCGAGATGCGAGCAGCGCAAGACGGCAACACGCTTGTTGGTTATGCGGCTGTGTTTGATTCACCATCCGAACCGCTTCCATGGACAGAGTTTGTCCGCCGTGGAGCCTTCACCAAGACAATCAAGGATGGCGCAGACGTTCGCTTGTTGATTGACCATGAAGGTGTGCCATTGGCTCGCACACGTTCAGGCACTTTGACATTGATTGAAGATGAAATCGGTTTGCGTATTGAAGCCAATTTGGATGAAGCCAATCCAGATGCCGCAAAGGCAATGAGTGCATTACGCCGTGGAGATGTTTCGCAAATGTCTTTTGCTTTCCAAACAGTCAAAGATGCTTGGAGTACCGACAAGCGAACTCGTGAACTCAAAGAGGTTCGCCTGTATGACGTTTCCATAGTCACCTATCCTGCCTATGAAGAAACGGTGGCTGAATTGCGTAACCGAAATAACACGCAGGCTGATACCGTTCCAGTTGTAGCCCCAATCATGTTGCGTAAGCGGCAGATTCAACTACGACAGGCACAAGCCGAAAACTAGCCGCCGCAAGCACTAGCCACTTCACTTGGCAATCAAACATCAACAACAAACAAGGAGAAATCCAAATGGCAATGTCCGACAACCTCATTGAGAAGCGTTCCGCTTTTCTCGCAGAGGCTCAGGCAATCGTTGACGCCGCCGAGGCAGAAGCACGAGACCTGACCGCTGACGAGGACAAGCAAATCGCTATCTCACTCCGTTCCGCATCCGACTTGGACGAGAGCATCAAGAACCACAAGGAACTTGAAGCACGTTCAGCAGACGCAAAAGAACTCCGCACCGCAAATGGCATCACCACAGCAACCGTTGTGAAGCATGAAGCCCGTACCTACGAAAAGGGCAACGGCAACTCCTTCATGGCAGACGCTTACGCCGCAAACTTCCGCAATGACTTCGGCGCATCCGAGCGTCTTGCTCGTCACATGCAGGAAGAGCGTGTGGAACGCCGTGACGTAACCTCAGCAAACTTTGCGGGTCTCGTTGTGCCACAATTCCTCACCGAATTGGCAGCACCGTTTGCTCGTGCAGGACGTCCTGTGGCAAACGTTGCTCGCAAGCATGAATTGCCAGCAGAAGGTTTGACCATCAGCATCAGCAAGGTCACAACTGGTTCAAGCACCGCTGTTCAAACAGAAGGTGCCGCAGTTTCCGAAACAAACATGGACGACACCAAGTTGGACATTACGGTTCAGACAATTGCTGGACAGCAGACGGTTTCCCGTCAAGCATTAGAGCGTGGAACAAACATTGATTCACTCGTAATGAATGACTTGATTTCCTCGTATCACACAACGTTGGACGCACAAGTTGTTGCCGAACTCCTTGCTTCCGCAGGACAGACCGTGACCTACACCGATGCATCACCAACCGTTGCTGAGTTGTACCCAAAGATGGTTGACGCAATCCAGAAGGTTCAGACAACTTTCTTTGCTGGTCCAAACGCAATCATCATGCACCCACGCCGCTTGGCTTTCATCATGGCATCGCTTGACACAACCAACCGTCCGTTGGTTGTTCCTGCGGCTCGCAACATGAACGGCATTGCATCAGGCAACGGCGCAGTTGAATACGGCAACAGCGGCTACGAAATGTTTGGCTTGCCAATCATCACCGATGCCAACGTTTCAACCGCTCAGGGTTCAGGCACCAATCAGGACACCATCTACATTGGCAACTTGCAGGAACTTCACCTGTGGGAACAGGGTTCGGGAGAGCCAATGTATCTCCGCTTCGAGCAGACCAAGGGTGCTGAATTGGACGTGTTGTGTGTTGTGTACGGTTACTCCGCATACACCGCAAACCGCTACGCCAATGCATGGGCACAAATCAACGGAACGGGTCTCGTCACCCCAACGTTCTAATCCAAGAACAAACAAACATTGTGAGTGGGTGGTGGCTGTTTGGTCACCACCCATTTACACATGAGAGGCAAAAATGAGCAAAGAAATTGAAGCATTGTTGATTGAGCGAAACGGTTACGTCAACCGCAAACTGTCCGCTCGTGTCAAGGCTGTGGACGATGCATTGTCCGCACTTGGTTACAACACCAAGGAAGCGCCAAAAGAAACCGCAACGGCTGAACCAGCCGAGGAACGTGCCATCATTCCAGCAGCATCTAAGCGGAAAAAGATTTAGTCATGGCAATCACCAACGGATATTGCACATTGGCGGAAGTGAAAGCCGCTCTCCGTCTTACGGACAACGTTGATGATTCATTGATTGAAAACGCCATTGAGGGTGCATCACGCCGAATTGATGGTGTAACTGGACGGTGGTTTTACAAAACCGCTGCCACAGCCGTATCTCAATACCCCGTTGATTCATACAACGTGTCCGTTCAAGACATGGCAAATACCAGCATCATTGTCAAAACAGATGATGATGGCAATGGCACGTTTGAAAATACATGGACACAAGGCGTTGATTATCAATTGGAACCATTGAACGCAGGTTTGAATGGTCGTCCATATCGGCGCATTGTGGCAATCGGTGGCAAAACGTTCCCGTTGCAGTACAACCCAGACCCTGCATTGGTGCAGGTAACAGCCGAATGGGGTTGGCAAGCCGTACCCGATGACGTGCGAGAAGCCGCTGTGTTGCTTTCCATCCGTGGCTTTGCTCGATACAACGCCGCTTTGGGCGTGGTTGGATTTGCTGATATGGCAATCCAAGTTCGTGCCGTTGACCCCGACGTTCGTGACCTATTGGCACCATACCGAATCATCGGTGTGGCATGAGTACGCCTGCATCGGTCAAAGATGTTGCGGTAGCAATACAAACAAAACTGGCAACCATCAACGGGTTACGCACATACAATTATCAGCCAGAACAATTGAATCCGCCAACCGCATATCCCGAACTAACTTCCGTGACGTATCACCGAACAATGGGCAACGGTTCGGCTTTGAATCAAATGGATTGGGCGATTCATATCATCGTTGGCAGATACACCGACAGAACCGCACACGACCTGCTAGACCAATACTTGTCCGCAACAGGTGCCAAAAGTGTTCGTGCCGCTATTGAAGCGGACACAACACTCGGCGGCGTGGTGCAGGCAGCAATTGTTTCAGCATCAGCAGACGTAACCAGTCTTACCAATGCGGATGCTGAATATCTACAAATCCAATTCACACTCACCGTCCACACATAAGGAACCACAATGGCACAATTCAAAGTCATCAATGAGCGTTGTTCGCTCGGTGAAGTCGGCTCAATCATCACTCCAAGCGATATGTCGGCTGATAACCTCGCCGCATTGGTAGAAGGCGGCTTCCTTGAAGCCGTAGTTTCCGCCAAAGCAACTAAGTCCGATTCAGAAGGAACCAAGTAATCATGGCAGTTTTAGTTCTCACCGATGCAACCATCACAATCAACTCGGTTGCTTTGAGTGACCATTCCAATTCGGTCACGCTGAATTACGAAAAGGATTCAGTTGAAGTCACCGCCTTCGGCGCTGGTGGACATTCATTTACGGGTGGCTTGCAGAACAACAGCATTGAAGTTTCTCTGATGCAGGATTTTGCTACTTCAAACGTGGAAGCAACTATCTATCCGCTCGTTGGTACAACAACAACCGTTGTTATCAAGCCAACATCTGCCGCCGTTGGTGTAAACAATCCGACTTACACCGTCACAGGAACATTCCTAGCCGCACACACGCCAGTCGCTGGTGCCGTTGGTGAACTTGCAATGACCACACTCACATTCACAGGCGGAACGCTTGTGAAGGCAACTGTCTAAGGAAAAACAATGGCTGTTCTCGTTCTCACAAATGCCTACATCACCATCGGCGGCACCGAACTCCAAGACCACGCAAACTCCGTAACGCTGACCTACGAAAAGGACAGCATTGAAATCACCAGTTTCGGTGATTCAGGACACAAGTTCACGGGTGGCTTGCAAAACAACTCGGTTGAAATTGCTTTGATGCAAGACTTTGCTACTTCACCAAGCAACAGCGTGGAAGCAACCATTTATCCATTGGTCGGAACAACAACAACAGTTGTTATCAAACCAAATGGTTCCACAACATCGGGCACCAATCCTGCCTACACTCTGACTGGCACATTCTTGGCAGCACACACACCAGTCGCTGGTGCTGTCGGTGAATTGGCAACAACAACGTTGTCCTTCACGGGTGGAACACTCGTCAAAACAACCTCATAACAACAACAAAAAAGGAACTTGAAAATGCAGATGAAGTTCAAGGTCACCTACAACGGCGGCGAAACACAGGAAGTCACAGCAGGCTTTGCCGATTTTGTGATGTTTGAAAGAACATGGAACAAAAGCGTTGCAAAGTTTGGCGATGACATTCGGCTTACCGATTTGGGTTGGCTGGCATGGCGAGCACTAACCAGCAAAAAACTCATTTCGGTTCCATTTGAACCTGATTGGTTGTCCAGCGTTGAAAACGTTGAAGTCATTTCAGAAGATGAAACGGAAGTGCCTGCCCCTTTGGCGCAGACTCAGCCATAGGTCGGCTGGCTTTTATCTCAATTGAAACAGGCATTGCGCCGAGCGTGTTGCTTGCAGAGGACGAAAGATTTGTCCAAGCAATCTACGACATGCTGATTTGGCGGAATACACCGAAACAACGAGACGTAGGATTGTGACATGGCTCAAACGTATGTGCATGGTGTGGCTCCTGTTTTGGAGACGCTGAAACATTTAGAGCCCGACCTTTACAAACAAATCACCAAACAAATCCGAGGCACAGCCAAACCATTGCGTGACGCTGTGGCGGCTGGTTTCCCTGATGAACCGTGGCAATCACGGAGAGGCGTTCAATGGACGCTGTACGGGCGCACAACACGAGGTGTGAGCGTTGATGGTACTGGTTCCAAGTTCCCCAGATATGACGGCGCAAAGGCTCGAAGAGGCGTTACAACAACTGTTGGTGGACGAAAGATAAAGGGAACAAATCGGTATCCAATTGTTCGCCTACGTCAAGGCGATGCTGGCGGTTCAATCTATGACCTTGCCAAGAACAACCGAACAACCAACAAACAATCGTTTGTCAACAACCTCAAAAAATCGGGTGAGCCGTCTCGTGTCATGTGGAAGAAAACACGGCAATACCTGCCAATGATTGAAAACAATTTGAACAAGATTGTTGATGACGTTTCAAAACGATTCACGGCTGACATAGCCGCAGAAACAGACCGCAGAAACCAAGCATCAATTCGTGCATCACAACAAACACGCAATGTTCTTGGACAATTTGGAAAGGCTCTCCGCTAATGGCAATTGTTGTCCCCATTATTTCCTCTTTTGATTCAAAAGGAATCCAAAGAGCAATCCGAGATTTCAAAAAACTTGAAACATCAGGCGACAAACTTGCTTTTG